ATAGCGAAAAAGAGTGCGTACAATGGTGGGTGGCCCGGTGGTTGGGTTCAGGAGAGTTTCTAATGAAACCTGATACTATTCATAAAACCTTGTCTGCCGTATTGGAGAATATAACCCAACTATACATGGATGAAAAGATAAATGAGCAGGAATATGATCGCCTTATGGTTGACCATGAGGAGGTAGTATCCCTTCTAAGAATAGCCTATAGAAGGGTTTTAAGACTCCAGGCGGAAGTGATATACCTGGAGGACAAAAATGAGTAAAGAGGAGAAAAATAATGCCAAGTATACTGGATTTCTTACCGGAGTTTTTTATCGCCTTTACAGAAAGGATGAGGAAAGACGATGAGCGTTGGGGGGACGAGTGGCTACGGCGTCCTGTTGTACCCTGGGGAGAGTACCCTGACCAGGATGACCGCATATTCGGTCGGTTTGACGATTACTATGCGGGCACTATGAGTATATCTCATACGCCTTCTGGGCGTTTGACATCTGCTAAAGAGTACCTGATTAACCAGGAAACGTGGCTAAAGATTATCGGGAATGCTTTTATTGCCTGGGTCCGGCTCGAGCACCCAGAGCTGTTTCCTGATGGTGTTCCGTTGCCTGAGTACCAGGGGGAAGATGACGAAAGTCTATGACAAGTCCCTGGACGACGAGTATGGAAAGCCCGCTGAAAAAGTTGTGGTGGATTTTCTGAAAAGCTCCCCAGGTATCCGGGACATTGTGTTGTATCCTTTCGGTACTAAGGATGTCGATTTACTTGTACACTACGGGGTGCGAAGTAGTTTCACTGCTGACGTAGAAAGGCGAGCCAACTGGAAGTCCGGTCCATTCCCTTTTAGGACAGTAAACGTACCTTTCAGGAAAAAGAAGTTTATAGATAGGGCCGGACTCTTCTACTACTTTGTTGTTCGAGATGACCTGAAATTTCTTTTGATTCTTGACGGTAAAGTTATTGAGGGTGCCCCAGTCATAAAGTCTGAAAATCGATATACAGAGGAACCTGACGAGTTTTACTCAGTGCCCCTATCAGAAATAAGCAGGTACGTTGAGATTGTAGAGGAGTAATAAGATGCTTAAAGTCTATTTAGCGGGGGGGATGCGTGGAACAGATTGGCAGGGCCAGCTGATCCGGGAGTTTCCAGAAGAAATATACTTCTTTAATCCCAGGACCCATGGCCTGAAATACTCTGACCAGTACACTACCTGGGACACTACTGCCATAGAGCACTGCGATATCCTGGTAGCCTACTTGTCCCGGGATAACCCCAGCGGGGTTGGTATGGCAGCAGAAGTTGGGTATGCTCGGGCCCTGGGAAAGAAGATCATTTTCTGCATAGACTCTGGTCGAGAGGATGATCGATACTGGGACTTTGTAAAAGAGCTCTCTGATGTGATTACCCCTAATCTTCTTGAGGTTAGAGATTGGCTCAAAGAGATGAAAGATATCTATAGGGCAGTATAAAAATAAGCCCAGATCAAAAATCTGGGCTCTTTTCTTTTCCCATACAAAATCGATTGAAGTTAGTAGGGTTGCTCTGTCTCGAGGAGGGATTAGTGGCAGATTTTGCGTATAAAATAAGAAACAGGGATTTACCAAATACAGGCAAAAAGCTTAGTGTTATTAAAGAATATGATCGTGGTGTGATCACTATCGGTAGTCAGAAGATAAGGGTCGAAGACCTAAATCCCACAATACAACGATTCAACCAGTTTTGGGAGTTGATGTCGGCAATCAAGCAGCATGGTTATCTTCGTGCTGCTATTAGTGTTGTTGGTAAAAGTGCAGTTGGTTCCTGGTGGTATCTTGCTAAACATCCAGAAGCTAAATCAGAACCTCCAGACCTGCAGCGCAGGAAGTTGATGGAGTTTTATTCCTTTAAGAATAAAGATTGGACCAATATAAAAGACTACCAAAACTTTGCACACAAGCTCATGATTGCAGTCATGTACTTGAGGTATTTCGGACAAGCTGGGTTTCATATTTTGAGGGACGGAAACGACAGGCCTGTAGGTATGGACTTTCTACCAGGGATGATTGTTCCTAATGTAGATGAGTCAGGCAACTTTAAAGACGGCCCAGCTTTCATACAGTTTCCTACGTCCGATCCTATGACACAGGTACATTTTAAAAACCCAAGGGATCTAGTCTACATAACGAACCCAGACTTTGAGGGTTCTCCCTTGGGAGGGACAGATATCAGGTCAATTGCTGACCTGACGTTACCGTTAGACTTTTACTTGATGACCTCCGCCAGGGAATACATGAAGAACCGGGATAGGCCGGAAGTAGTTTACATGCTTTCCGAGGATATTTCTGACGAAGGGTTTGACCAGTTTGTTCAGGAGATCCAGGCCCGGCATGGTGGCGCAGCGAACACAGGTAGAAGTGCTATTGCGGTGCAGGGTGAGTTTGATGTGAAAGAGTTACGACCTCTTCCAGACGGACTACCGTACCAGGAATCAAGAGTACAGGCCCGGGAAGAGGAGCTTGCAGTTGCTGGTGTTAGTGGAACCAAGCTAGGGCTCACTGATAGCCTTTCCTCCGCAAACATGCGAGAGTCGAGACGGGAGTATCACGAGACCCAGATGGAACCACTATTCCGTATGATTGAAGTTGCCTTCTATGAGCAGATACACGAACGTGAGTTTGCTTATGATGGTTGGGAGTTTAAATTTAATACCCCGGACTTCCTGACCCAGGTGGAGAAAGCGACCGTACATATGCGTTATCATAGTATGGGCGTCCTGAACCCGAACGAGATTCGGCAGGAGCTTGGAAAGGATGAACGGGAAGATGGCGATCTATTTATAGATCAGATGGAGGCGCAAGAGGCTACCAATCCGCAGGGTAGCGAGCCTGGGGGACGTGAAGAAGAACCAGATTCACCATCTAACACAGGAGAGCCAACACTTGACGATCAGGACCCGCCTCGTGGTGATAACCATGATGACGAGACTCGCCAGGATAGTGCTCTTTTAGTGCAGGTTGTGGACGAGTTGAAGACTTGGCGGTCTTTCGCAAAGAAACGTGCAAAGAGTGGCAAACCTATCAGAGATTTTAACACTGACGTACTCCCCATAGACATCTCGGAGTTGATCAACTACGAAGTACATAAAGCAGAAACTCCGGAAGAGATCGACCATGTATTCCAGTCTGCGTTACAAACGGTTTATGAGCTATGGGAAAAGTAGAATGGTTATGTGTTGAATGTGGCTTTACTCTTGGAAAGGTCCTGGGTGGAGAGCTGCATCCGTCTGTTCCTGGTGAGCAGATGAGGACAAATGGGCCCAATCTTGTTGTTACCTGCCCTGAGTGCAAGCGTGTAAAGGTCTGGTATACGGCAGATCCTATTGTTAGATCTGTCTACCAATTGACAGATGCGATAGCTTCTACCGCAGCCAGGGCGATGGTAAATGAGATCGGAAAGAAAATGCATGAGAAATAGCATTTGCATTTTATTTATAAATCCAATTGAAGAGAATAGGAGATTTTTATGCCTTTAAATGTTGAGACTACGAGATACAGGCAGGGGACGAGCCTTGCCGTAGGTACAATAATCGACGGGTACCTTACTGAGGAGGAGACTGAGAAAGTTTACACCCGTTGGAAATCAGACTGGCCTGAGAAACTAGCTTTTCCTGGAAATCAGCCTGGGATTACGTTTGAGATGGTCCGAGAAGTACCCAGGGCAGAGTTGAACAGGGCCTTCGGGCCAAAGTTTGCTGCGAAGCTGGTACAGATGGCTGCAGAATACGGGGATTAATATGGAAAACCTTACCAAGATTATCGGCATTCCTCTAAGTAAGGACTTCTCTAAGTCAGAAGATGGGTTCCTGGTTACCAGGGGCTACTTCACTTCGGACAATAAAGATGAGTTTGGTGATATTATCACCAGGAGTGCTACAGAACGTGCTCTCGGGGCATATCGGCAATGGGGTAATATTCGCTACATGCACCAACCCCGCCCAGTAGGGAAGATTGTCGGCATCGGAAAAGAAGACGGCCTCGAATGGAACGAAGTTGAAATTAAAGTTATTGATAAAGACGCTGCATTCGAAGTAGAGCAGGGTCTGTTGAAGGCCCTAAGCATTGGTGCTCTTATCAAGTTTGAAGATGTCGAGTTTCTCGAAGACGGGGGCCTTCTGATCAACGATTACCAATTAGCGGAGATATCCCTGGTGGACCATCCCGCAAATTATGACGCTGCTCTCAAGGGACTTGAAGCTACCGACGGTTTAAGAGCCCTGGCAAAACAACACGGTTTTGATACCGTAGCCAAAAGTATGGCGTCGCTAGTAAATATGCATTTGGAGGGAAATATGCCCGAGGAAGAAAAATCCTTAGAGAACGAGGTTATCGAGGAGGAAATCCTTGAAGAGGACACCATCGAGGAAGTCGAACCGGAGACCGAAGAGGTCATCGAAGAAGAGAAAGCAATCGAAGAGGACGAAGAGGTTGCCGAATCGGAAGACGAAATCGAGATGGAGAAGGATGTTGAAGGCGAAACCGAGGAAGATCAGGAAGAGCTGGAAGACTCCAACCATGTAGTGGTGTTGGAACAGGGTCTTATGGACGCTGTGATTGGAATGACGGATATGCTGAACAAGTACGCTGAAACCATGGATGGTTTTACTGAGCGACTTGATGCTGTTTTACGGAATCTGGAGACTTCGACAGAGGATCAAGGCATTGATCAGATCGAAAGTGAAGATGAAGTAGAAGAGATCGAGGAAACCCAGGAAGAGCCGGAAGAGGTTGAAGAGGAAAAATCAGCTCCTGTAAACCGGGAAGGTGGAATCCCCGCTACTGATATCGACTTAGATAGCAATGCGGAAGAGGACACTCCGGAAGTGAAAGACCTGCGTTCTGCTTTGAAGATGTTCTTCAAGGTAGACTAAGGCACAAACTATAAAATATCTATAAGGGGGAAGCAATGCCCAGTGAGTTAAAGAAAGCCTTGCTGACCTCGGCCCAAGATGCTCTGCAAGCAGAGGACCTTGATGCTATTCTGCACGAAGAGCTGATGAAGCTCCAACCGTTGGCCCAGCTGATGGACGTGCAACAGGCCGAGAGCAAGACCCACGAATATAATGTCCGCACGAGTCACCCGCAGGGTTGGTTCGAAGGCGAGACGACCCCAATGAACCAACAGTCAGGGACATATTCCCGTAAGACTGTTCAGCTGAAGATTCAGCGCATTTGGGGTGGTGTAACCGGATTTGCCCAGGCAGTAGACGAAAAGTTTATTGACGCACTTTCCGTAGAGCTGGAAGGCTCTTTGGAAGGTATGGCGGATCTGATGGAGTTTGGTGCTCTGTACGGTACTGCCAATGATATCGGCTTTACCGGAGATGCCTATCAATACTCTGGACTTCTGCCCCGTCTGTTTGCGTATGCCCCAGGCAACGTGATCGATGCTGGCGGAAACAAAATCACTCTGGACGACCTGGATGCTGCGGTTGCCAAGGCTGCTGGCTATCGCCAAGTCCGCAATGATCCTCGCTTTTGGATCATGGGTCTACGGATGAAACAGGTTGTTGACGGCCTCCAGGCCAAAGTCTCCCTGCCCCTACAAGAGGCAGTGTTGGACGATGGTAAAATCGTCATGGCATCTTACGCAGGTGCCCCGATCTACGAAAGCGATTTCGTGGTTCCCGCAGGTACCTCGACAAGCCCGGCCCTGACTTCGGCCCTGGCATCTGGCGGAACGCTGACCGATGGTTCTGACTTCCAGCACCAGATTGCATCTGTCACCATGTATGGTGAACAGGTTGCCAGCGCACTGTCAACAGCCCGGACTGCTGGTACACCCAACTTCTCGGTTGATCTGTCCTGGACAGCTGATGCGAATGCAAAAGCTTATATGATCTTCCGCAAAACCGACACTGGCGATGTCCAGTTGATCGATATCATTCCCGCAAAGACCTATGACTCCGCTGGAACCGTAAATGGTTCTGTAGAGGCGTACACTGACGATGGCAGCAAGTCTGACATCGCAATCAAGCCTCTGGCTGCTGGCGAAGAGAACATTGTTCTGGTCAACGCCCGCCCACAGCGTGGTGGCTCATACGTCGGAATGGTCGATGACATGGGTCGGCAGGTTGGAAAACTGCTGAGCTTCGTTGAGTTGGCCCGTGTGAAGGATAGCTACGACTATATGCTCAAGTCCTACTTGGCATTCAAGTTGGTTTACCCCAACGTCAACGCTGTCATTCGGCACGCAAAACTGGCGTAAGCTAGTTGGGTGACAATCTAATATAACCCGAGCCCCCTACCCTGGGGGCTCTCAAGCTATTATCTCACTCTCCTCTCTGTCTCCCTGGGGCCCACGGTCCCAGGGAGTATCTTTTTTTAGGAATAATCGATTGTAGATAATGAACCACTGAAACCACGAATGTGTCGTAGGTGGTGTTTAGTACAAGTTTGGACTGGAGGCAAGATGGCAGCCTGGGAGTTATGCACTAAAGAAGATGTTACTAATATGCACCCAATACCAAAGGGAGAGCTTGAGGATTCTTGGTCTCTACAGGTCGAGGGTCTGATACGCCAACACCTGGGTACCCCTTATCTAGGCGCAGAAGTTGTGATCACAGATGAGGTTCATAATGGAGATGGCACTCCATACCTACGGGTAAAAGATCCTCCAATTGTATCTGTTCAAGACGTGCGGATCAATGGGGTATCAGTGTTGGCTACAGACTTCATAGTACAAAAGAATATCATTCAGCTTGAGAATGAGATCTTTCCTCGAGGAAACGCAAATGTAGAGATCGATTATACAGCTGGTGGTACTGACATAGACCCTGTGATCTCTTTAACTGCAGCTAGTATGATAGTTGCTATCATAAACTACAAGAAGAGGTTCGGGGCAGATTCCAGCATAAAATGGTCTAACAAAGATTCACAGACAGGAGAACCCACACCTAATATGACTATGGGATTACCCGATCATCTTCGGGGGATTATGCGTCAACTGTTGCGACGGGACAACCCAAGAGTACGGTAATGGTTATCAAGATTGAGTATAAGCCCTGGAACGAGGATAAAAAACTATCCAAGCAGCAGATTGTGGAGTTTTCGAACCAAGCGGTTTCTGCACATGGTAACGCATTTGCTGAGGATATCATACAACGGTTCAGAAAATGGTTTAGCCCAGATCCCGGATTAAAGGGGGTAGTCCCTATCTATGAGACCGGAAGAACCATGAATGCTTTTAAACCAGAGGGGGGCAAGGGCCGGGGAGGTATTGTAAATGTGCAGGTTGTTGAGGGGGGTAACGCACAACATGTGCGTGAGGGCCTACCTCCTGGGACATCTGTATCTCTGGGGAGATTGAAAGCATGGGCAGCTCGGAAGAATATTAGGCTGTTGTCTTATGCTGAGTATAGGCAGAAGCTGAAGGGGGGAGACGCCCCAGACGGTGGGTGGTCCTATGGAGGGGCACGCATCATACAATCATTTGAGAGCAGATCGAGTAAGGGTAAGCCGTTTACTACTAAAGAGCATGGTCGATCTGAGAGGAATCAGAAGGATATTGTAAACTCTGCACTGAGGGCTATACAAACTGCTATTAAAGAAGAGGGGACTGAGAGACCCGGTGCTATATGGGATAAATATTACCCAGGAGGGTCAGGATACTTCGATTATCCTACGTATTTGGTAGTCCAACGCAAGGGGTTGATAAACAAACTTGCTCAAGATCATGCGGACGATCTGGCACAGGCCATGGTCTCATTCTGGAACAGTGCCGGAACGCAGAAGGTCTTTGACCCAACTAAGATGGGTAAGCGTGGTGGTTTTGAGGGTGCTATTAGACGGCCTAACAGATATGGAGCGATAGACTAATGGGATATACTGAAATAGAAGAGGCTATAAGAGCTTTATTTGTAAGTAAGTTTGATGAGTTAAATGATAATCGATGCCGAGTAGGAGATGCGGACGGTGTTATGGAGAGCATGTTCCTCGAAGGTGAGGGGTATGGGTGCTACATAGATTACAATGGGGGCAATGAGATGACTGGGAAACCCTTCTCTAAGCCCGTCTGGATCTGGTCTATAGCAGGTGTAGTATTGATCCAATATTCAGAAGACATTGAGGATAAACTACGTATGATTGTAGACAAAACCAAAACGGTGTTTGATGATGATCCACGCTTGGGAGGGGTTACGGCCCATGCTAAGATTACGGATCTTGCAGACGCCTATGTAGGACAGGTAAATGATATACCATTTTACTTTTTGCCCTTTCTTATTCAGGCGATTGAACCTTTTTAGGAGGATACTATGCCGAAAAATAAAAGCCAGGACGAGATCGAAGAAGTTGCAGAGTTTGAAGAACCCGAAGTGGTTGAAAGTCCTGAGCCCGAAATGGAAATCGAGCCGGAGGTTGAAGAGCAACCTGCTGCTGCCGAAGAGCCTTTCATTAACCTCGATGAGGTTACTCTTGTTTTCGATCAGGTGACTGTTGACCTTTGGTTAGCGAAGGCGCACGCACGTTTGCACGAGAAGGTAGACAGTGCTCTTTTGATGTCTGCCTATTTGCCAGATAAACAGGCCCAAAGTATACTTGTATGGGCCATAGGGGCTGTTAGGCCGGGTGGCATAATTATTGTGCCAGAGATGCTGATGGGCAGCCCGTACCTGGAGGATTTGCAGTATGAAGGTGCGGTAGAAGATTTTTTTGCATTCCGCAAATAAAATCGATTGAAGTATTTGAGTGTAGATGCAATATGTGAAGAATGTTTTTAGGGGAAACCTGTGACAAGGAGAAAATTATGGAAAAATTGTCCAATTAGGAGGATAACAAATGGCTGCAATAGTAGGTATTGATGCCAGAGTAGACTTTTCTACTAACGGGGGATCAACCTGGGACCCCATCCCAGAACGTAACGAGTTTTCGATCAACATCAATGTTGATTCTGCAGAGCACAAAGTGTTTGTTGCATCATTAGCTGATGCCTGGATCGAGAAGGCTCGAACCTGGATGTCATGGTCAGGCTCTTTGAGTGGTTACTATGACGACGCTGATGACACAATCTTCGACACTGTGGTTGCCGGGAATGTTATCAAGATTCGGTTCTATGATAGCCGGAACACTGCAACTAAGTACTGGGAGGGAGACGCCATTCTTACGAGTGTTGACCACTCTACCGGGACGGATGACTTCTCAACTTTGTCCGTAGACTTCGAAGGCCAGGGTGCATTAACTCGAGTAACTTCGTAAGAATAGTACGGCATAAATAGTATTACCAGGAACCCCAAGGCACTACTTACACACGTAGTGTTTTTGGGGTTCTTAGACTTTACAGGAGTGTGTATAGATGGAGAAAGTAGAAGTAGGTGGTAAGGAATATACTGTAATAAAAACTGGACGAGAACAGGCCGAGCAGGTGGTCCAGTTTACACGCTGGTTGTCTATGTACGGCCCAGGCCTTATTGAGGGGCTGGATGCTAACAACCTTGAGGGACAGTCCGGCATGGTTATGATCACGTCTGTTCTCGGAAATCTCACATCAGACGCATTAATAGATCTATTTCAGGTGCTAGTGGGCTGCAGCAAAAAGGATGCTGAGAAGTATTTTGATGTTGGCATTCTTGTGGATACTGCCCTGGAAGTATATGAGAATCAGCCCGGTATCCGGAGGTTGCTAGACCGTTTTTTCTCCACGGAAGACTCACCCGAGTCTACGGAAGAGCCTTCCACGAGCTCCGAAGAGAGTACGGATACACCGACGGAGAAGTCCTAGATCACATAGAGGCCTATGGGGTCGATTGGTTGTTGGATGCCTGGAAGTTTATCCAGGAAGACAAGGCTGATCATTATAGAATGTTAACTAACTTGCTGCCTATGGCAAGGACTTCGTTTGATAAGGAAGGGGGCCGGGCCATGCAGCAGTACGGGAAGAAAATCGATAGAATGCTGGATCGCATGACTCCCTGGAGGAAGAGGCGTGGGTGGGCTAGAGGCCTATCCAAAGGAAATATTGAGCCTGGAGAGATTGTGGTAATGTTGGATGAAGGCGACTCACCCAATGACCCGTTATTTAAGGACGCAAAAACTACCAGGGAGTAGCCTATGGCAACAGGGGTATTTAGGGTAACTGGCGATGTAGCAGGTGCCATATCTGCAGCGACAAAACTCTACGAAAAAATTGAACAATTAGAGAACCAGATCGCAGACCTCTCTAAAAAAGCAAAAGCTAATAGCGACAAGATCGCTAATAGCATGAAGAAGGCTGGAGACGCCACTAAGAAAGCTGGCGAGAAGGCCAAGCAAGCTAAGCAGGGGTCGGATCAACTTACTAAATCCCTTAACCTTTTGTCAAGGGCGGGTTTTGGCGTACAACGTGCCATGACCGGAATGAGTAAGGGTCTCATGAAGATACGGGACTACTGGATGGCGATGACGGATTCTTTCCGTCTGGTCACCCAGGGTATAACCAACTTCGGTAGATCTCTATTCTTCTTTGTTAGCATACCTCTTGTTGGGTTTATGAAAGGCATGCTGCAGACATCGATCCAATTTGAGGATCAGATGGTCCGAGTGGGCAAGACCACGAATCTATGGGGCGAAGAGCTTGCTGATCTTACCCAGGGCATCAGAAATCTAGCGAAGTTTACATCAACAAGTCACGTAGATCTTGCTACAATGGCAGAACAGATAGGCCAGCTAGGTATATCTAGCAAGAGCTCCATTATAGAGTTGGTGGATCTGTTCAACATGATGTCTATTACTACCGATGTTTCAGCTGACGATGTCGCTAAGAACATGGGTAAAATAGCTAACGCCTTTGGATGGAACCTGAACCAATCCACAGAAGAAGTTACCAGACTCGCAAATGTAATAAACTACCTGGAGAACACAACCGCAGCGTCTGCTGGGGAGATAGTGTCGGCTCTTTATAAGATTGCATCTGTTGGTGGTGTCCTGGACATACAGGCAAAAGACGCAGCTGCTTTTGCTGCTACTCTTATTGAGACTGGTATGTCCGCAGAAGAATCTGGTACTGCTGTGCGTAACCTGTTCTACTACATGTCAAAGAACCAGGATGCTATCTATAAGGCAATGAAGGGGTATGACAAATATAATACTGTTACTAAGGTCGCTACTGCCCTGAATGAGGATTTCACGCAAGTAATCATAGATATATCAGATGCCATGGAGGGCGAGGATGACAATGTCCAGGCTCTCGTTGCATCCATGGAGATTGGTAACCTGCGTGGTGGTAAAGCTCTTGCTGCCTTCGGTAATAACTTTGAAAATTTAGCCCAGAATATAAGAGCTGCTCGTGCAGAGTGGAGGGATGCAAACTCCCTGATGGCTGAGTATGAAAAGGCAATGACATCAACAGCTAACCAAATGGGCCTGTTGAGAAACAATATTAATGATACTGGTATAACCCTCGGGCAAGCTTTCCTACCCTATGTAAATCAGATTATCATGGTACTTGTACCTGCTATCCAAGAGCTGAATGACTGGATGGGCAAACTTGATGATAAGACGAAGTTGCTCATCATTGGTGGGATTATGTTGGCGATCGTTCTTGGTCCTATAGTAATGTTCATAGGCCAGATGATGCATGGTGTTACCCTACTGATGATGGGTTTTGGGCAGTTTATAAAAGTGATAGCCCTAACAATAAGGTACATGGGGGGTATTATCGGCGGGTTCGCCAAGATAGTTAAATGGATTCCTGGCGTAGCTACTATGGTTACCAACCTGGGTGCTGTATTTGCCCGCATTGGTGCTTTCCTGGTATCCAGTACAATGGGTTGGGTAGCTGTCATAGTAGTTGCTGTAGTTGCTATATTAAAAATACTATCAAAGATGGGCGTAGATGTAGCTGGGTTCTTCACAAATATAGCTAAGAAGGCTACTGAGTGGGGAGAGAAATTGATGGAGACCTACGGCAACGGACTTGCTCGTGGGTTCCAGTATGTTCTCCAGGTCATAACCTGGATAGCTAATGCTATCGCAAGTTTCTTCAAGTCAGCATCTCCTCCTAAGAAAGGCCCCCTGAGCACCATTGATAAGTGGGGTGGCAAGCTCATGGCTACCTACTTGAAGGGGTTCTATCTCGCAGACTTTGGCATTCTTTCTGGTGTTGGTAAAATAATCGAGAGGTACCTAACTGCGGGCGTGAAAGCCGAGAACATGGCGGGGGCATTGAAGAAGGTTGCTGCAGCCAGGGTCGCTCTCTCGCAGCTAATAGATGTATATAATAGCACTGGCATTATAGACCAGGGCATGCTGAATAAGGCGACCCAGGGTCTGGGGTACATGTCTGAACATGTACAGAAACTAATCAAATTATGGTTGGAATACAACCGTCTACAGCAGCGTATAAAAGAGTTGGAAGAGGAGAGGAAGGACGTTGTACGTGGTTATCAGGATGAGGTAGAAGGGATCAGTGCATCCAATATGTCCTTAGAGGACAAGGTTAATGCGATAAGAACGGCCCAATTTAACCGGGATAGCGAGCTGAGGGCTATTGACAAAGAAAAAGCTGCTCTTGAGGAACAGTCGGATGAGATGCAGGACCAACTGGAGTGGCAGAAACAGTTTGTGGATGCGATGCAGGACCAGGACAGTATCATGGAACGCATTGCTGCAGCTGTAGAAAAGCTTGGCAAAGGCCTGGAAGGTTTCGGTGGTGGTTTTGACGACGACATCACCGGAAAATTTGAAGAGATGAAGAAAGAGGCGGACGAAGCTATTAAAGGCTTGAAAGAACGTCTCAAAGAGGGTGCCTTGTACTGGGACTTCTTCAAGAAAGGCTTTACCGGGGAAGAGGTAGACTGGAAAAACGCTGTCCGGGTGTTCCCTCCGGAGATGGTAGAGAAGTTACAAGAAATGTACAATCTTGGACGAGATATAGGTAATGTCTGGGATACCCTGGTAACTACATGGGAGACATTAGAGCAGTGGGGAATAAGGATAGGTAACGCCTGGACTGATGTAAAAGATATATTCCGGGAGATAAAAGAGTTCTTTGTCGGCACTGGGGAAGAGGGTGACGTGGGTGGGGTCATAGGCCAGCTCATGGACATAAAGTGGGAAGATGTCAAGCAGAATCTTATTGATGGCATCCACGGCATAATTGCCAGTGTCTACGCATCCATCCTAGAGTTTCTCGGTGTTACGGATGAGGGCAAAAGGTCTGAGCTTGCGGACAGGTGGGCCACTATTCTCTTTGATATTGTGGAGATAGGTGCTCGAATCGTTGAGATAGCTACAGGAATATCTCTTGCTGTATTCGAGGGTCTTAAAGCTGGGTGGGAGACAACAAAATCAACTTTTTTGGCGTGGTGGAATGACACGTTCATGGTTCAATTTAGGGACTACTGGGACAGCTTGCTCTTGGTTCAGATAGCCCAACTGGGCTGGGATTTATTCCAGGGATTGTGGGAAGGTTTTAAAGACTGGTTCGATGAGAACATAGGCAACTTCACCACAAAGGTAGAAGAGATTATCTCTACAATAAAAGAGGCCCTGGGTATTTCGTCTCCATCTACGATAATGTATGACATTGGTATCGACATTATTCAAGGTCTTTGGGATGGTATGATAAGCCTCTGGAACGACGTGCTGGCATGGATACAAGGCAGAATAAACGAGATTCCCGGGTGGCTAAAGAAGCTACTTCACATGGAATCCCCGTCCAAGGTAATGGAACATCTCGGGGAGATGACCATAAAGGGTTACTGGATTGGTATGGAAAACCAGATACCCAATGTACAAAATGTAGCTATGTCAGCGGGGGCTATTCCTGTCTCTGCTATGTCTGGGGCTCCTGTTGGGTCTGTGTCTGGGGCTGCCGGGAATATAAGTATAACTATAAATGATCCTGTTGTCCGCAGCGACCAGGACCTCGATCGGCTTTCCAGGTTAGTAGCTGATAGAGTAGCGAAGGCCCTGAATGGGCAGCAAAGTTATGGAGGACAAACAAATTGGTAGGAGTAGCAGATGGCACAATTATTTAACCTTTCTGTATCCGATGGTTCGGATACTCTAACATTTTTCTCAACCAGTCAGGGATCGGGAACAAGATACCAGCTTGCTGACGGAGGGTTCCAGGTTGGATTACCACAGGCATCTCGGGACTTCGGTGTGCTACGCCCAGGTATCGGAATAATGATAAATGAATCTTATAGTGCACGAGAATGCACTATACTGTTTTCTATTTACGCTACGTCCAGGTCTGGTGCGGTATCCCAGGTACACAGGGTCAATAACCTATTAAAGAACGTGTCACAAAGAGCACGAACGGGAAGGGGAGAACGGGTTGAGTTGAAGTATGCCTGGGAAGGTGCCGGAAATGCTACTTATTTGGAAGTATATGGAGGAGAGCTGATATTCCCAGACGAGTTGTGGTCTGTTGAGGGTATCCATGGGGAGATTTATGGAGAGTATGTTGTACCCAATCTTGTTCTAAAATTGTGGCTTAGTCCTGATGCGTGGAAGATATCTCCTCGTAGCACAAGTATGACTGCCGTACCATTAAGCAATAGTTACGGAAGTAATAACACAAGTGGTCTCAGGGTAAAGAACACTGGAACCAATTATGTTACTATCTCTGGAGGGTCTGTAGATGGTGATGCACCCTGCCCAATCAAGGTAACGGTAGACCCCGGGGATGCCAACTATTACAATTACGATTATTTATATATGGGTTTGCAGAGGGAGTTGACGGGGTACCCTACAAACCTCTTCTATGATAGTGCTAGCTGTGTCAGGGCGTCTGGGAGTACTTTTGGTGGTGGTTATGGTGGCAGCTATCGGGCCCTCAGTTTTGGTGGGTCATCTGTGCCTATATTTCAGCAGTACTCTTGGGAATATAATAATACTAAGGGGTTGTTTTTAGCAATCACCACGCATAATAGGCAAAATCTGAATCCAAACTATACTGCTTGGTCGATGGGGTTTGACGATTATGTTACTTACGGCATACGTGTTCAAAGTGACTGGCATGAGGGGTCTTACTCTTACTCAACAGTGTGTGGGGTTATAGATCTACCTCCAGGGGCCCCAGAGCTGGCTAGTCTAGGCACCTTCCATGAAGATTTATGGATTGGGACTTGGATAGCTACTACACAGGCTTGTACTGTTTATATGGATTACATAGAGTTTCTGCCCATTGGTGACGGAGTGCGGATGTGGGTATGTAGGGAAGCTACTGGTGGGGGGTCTGCTGTTGATGACGGTTGGCAGGGATTAGAGTATGTTTCTGGGGGTGGTAAAGTATGGTTACCCTTCCATGGAGCACTAGAGCCCCTAAAGTTAGTGCCCGGGGTAAACCAAAGGATATATTTTAAAACAATTGGTACTGCCAATTACCAGGAACACAACAGAGAGATCAAGGTGCGAGTAAGTTATGTTCCTGCGTACAGGACTATGGTGGAATAATGAAATTTTTCGCTTTGTTTCAGCAAGATCAGAATATGTGGGGAACCCTTGGGGGAAGTCATGATATCTCTGAGTCTCTGTCATTCGGCACCCAGTTGAATGGTGGATTTGCTGAGGCAAGTATGGAGGTTCCCCTTCCGGAGAATGCTGCAGCGTCTTTTGCTAGGGCTGTTCTCGGGTCAGAATGTGTTATATACGATAAACTTGGTAGGTATATTTACAATGGCAGGGTCACTGGGGTAAGTACAGTCAATAAAGGTGTTGCTGTAACTGCTCGTGGTTTCTGGGAGGATGGTTCAAAAATAACGGTTCCCACGGCCTTGTGGTTGGGGGCTGATACGGTGAATGGTACAGTGATACAAGAGGCTGCGTCTTTGGTACCCTCCTGGGGGCCGATCTTGCTAGCTGCTAACTGTAATGTTCCTGTAGGGCCTCAAGACTACGATGAGGAGTCTAAAGTAAATGACATCATACTGGAGATGCTCAAAGTTGGCTATCGTACAGATGACATACACCCGGCATATATAGCTCTGTATAATAACAGGGTTGGGGAAATAATTATTGAGCAGAGAGAGGTGTTTCCTGATTTCTATGTAACTGCAGACACATCCAAGGGAAGTGTCGGGTTCTCTGCATCTCTGGACAATGTTTACAATAAAATTTATGTATTATATGATGATCCAGCAACAGATTCTGTAGGGCCCACAATGTACCCAACACCAGCACAAGACGGGGCATCCCAGGCAAAATACGGTCTTAGGGAGGGTGTTTTGAATACTGGTGAATATGGTCTTGGGATAGGGCTGGACCTGTTAGAGGTTGCTAGATTAAAATACTCGTGGCCCGTAGAGAGTAGACCTGTAACTATAACTGGGTATGTTCGTAATAATGCAGGAAGCTACGTACCATCTTATATGATAAGATCTGGTGATTTTATTGTCGTAACTAATAATGATGTTAGTGGGGCAACAGCAGCTTCTGCAGAGCAGAATAAAGTACTTGGGTTCGTAATGTCTACCCAGTATAATGCAGGGAGTAATACTATGAACCTTACATTAGCTAGTGGTGACAGGAACCTGGAGTACCTGCTTGCAAGACTTGGGTTGAGTGGGGGACTTGGATAATGAAATTAGATCGCAAAGTTATAGACTTTCTGAAAACATATTTTGTGCCTCGCAGGGGTGATAGTCATGTTGCTGGTAGCATTCTCCCTGGTGGCACAAATACCTACAATCTAGGGGCGTCCACAAATAGGTGGGACACTATTTACGCACGTCAAGTTGTAGCAGATAGTCTTACTGGTGGTGGTGGTGCAGCTAATGCCGATACCCTGGATGGTTACCATGCATCCCTAACTCCTACTCCCAATACAATCCTACCTCTGGATGCGTCCCAGAAGTATCCTAGTACTACTTATCCAGACGCTCTGCTAAGGAACGGTACCCGATCTCTTACTGGAAATCTTGATGTTGCAGGTGGTGTGACTATTGATGGGGTTGACATAAGCAACCATGCTGTGGACAATACGATTCACCACATCGGCGGAATGGGTGCAGATTCTCATACCCAGTATATGCATATATCCCAAGGCAGGACTGTAAGTGCAACGCACACTTACCAACCAGGGGCCCCGTCTCCACCATTTTATTTGGGGGCGAACGCCCAGGACCAGTTGATTACCGGACTTTATGCAAACAGGGCTGTAAACCTGGACAGGTCTGTTATTGCTGGGGCTGGGCTTACTGGTGGAGGTGTGTTGACTGCTGATCGTACTATTGATGTAGGGGGTAGTGCTAACATCTCTGTGACTACAGATGCTATAAATCTTACTACTCCAGGCACTTTGAGCGCAACCAGTACAAGTCAAGCAACTACAGCGCATACTCATGCGATTACTGCGTCTAATAACCCGGGTGCATCCACACAACTATTGAAAACAGGTGTGGCAGGAGATTTATACTTATCTGGGGACTTTGCAGTAGACACAGACACGCTCTTTGTAGATGTGTCGGAAGATGCAGTTTACATAAATGCTGGTACACTCCCCTCCAGGAGAGGGGCTCTTACTGTACAGCCCAAAGATGCCAATCAACAAGGTTTTGTGCTAGAGCAAAAAGCGGGCCAGTCTGCGCCATTGTGGAGAGTATACGATTCATCTGGTAATGACCTTATATTATTGACCAATGCCGGAGACCTTGAAAGCGGAGATCCTGGGTTTGTCTCTGGCCTTACTGGTTGGCAGATTACCCACACAGGTAACGCCGAGTTTTGGAATGCGACTATCAGGGGGGAGTTGCACACATCTGTATTTGTCGCAGATGAGATGCATGCTACTGGGGGCACTAATGTTTTGTTGACCGCAGGTATAGTTGCTGATCCGGGCTCATCTGGTAATAATGTAATGGGTGGTACAGACATACAGTTTACGCTGCGTATGCAAGCATCCTGGGATACGGGGGCGTCCTACTTCTCCGTAAACGACGTTATAAGATGTAAGTTTATGGGAGATGACGGCGGGGGCCTGGACCTCTGGGACGTATATTTAGAGGTAGATTCTGTGGGCTCTGTACAGAGTCGTGATATGGGTAATGGAGACCCTGGTTACTTTGCTATGCAAGTAACCCGTAGATCTGGTGGTGCCAGCGGGCTCGAAATACCAGCAGGTACAGCGGGGGTGTTGTGGGGCAATATCTCTGGTTCGGGCTATTCTGGTGCTATACTACTTACCAGCGATCTGTCCTTATCCCCATATATAGATATATTTACTATTGATAACTCTGTTACATACGACCCCTGGGAATCCCAGGGTATTACTCCAAGGGTGCGCCTGGGTAATCTCGATGGTGTTTTGGGTCTTACTGAGCAGTGGGGCATTGCTTTTGGTGGAGACTTATCAGACACATCTGTAGGTTACGGTGTTTTCAGTGATCTACAGGCCGGGTTGTTTGGTATTACCCAGGAGTGGTGGGACCTGGATGGTAATATTCGAGGGGCCCTAAACCCCTCTGCTACAACCTTGGAGACGTTGTTCTGGCTGGGACCTTCGAGCTCTGACCCGAAATTTGAGGTTACCGGGGATGGTCTGGTAAGGATGAGTGGGGCTTTCATAGGGCCTACTGGTGGTATCCTGGTAGATGGTGGTGTAGTATGGTTGCCGTTTGATGGCAACAAAAGACTGGGTGGTATATCTACGATGTCTCCCAGTGATTGGATGGTGCCAAGCACATCTACTGGCTCTATATATGCCGGATGGGGGGCATACGGTGCTGGGTTAGTGGTTGGGGACACAGCCACCAATCTTATATTTAATCCAAACTTCTCCAGCAATATTACTGATGGGTGGACTAATAATGGTGTTGGTACCCGGGTAAAAGCAACAGACTTATCGAATATAAGGAGTGGGGAGGCATCCTTCAGGTTACAGGCTGGAGCTTCTTCAGCTCAACTGTATACCACAGATGTACAGGCCCTTGCTAATGGGCAAACTGTGCATGCAACTTGCTGGATGAAGGTTGAGGATGGGTCAACAGGTACGCCTGGAAGGCTTATTATATATGATACATCTACACCAGCGACTCGTGCTACTGGTTATAGCTCTCTAACAAACGGCACCTGGGAGATGGTGCATGTATCTTGGACAAATAATACCGGAGTTGCCAAGAATATACGTATTTACCTTGGAAACTATGCTAATGATAGCTCTACTTTGATATGGTTTGATGAGGTGCAGATGACCTTTGGCACGAATGCTTATCCGCTACCCTATGTTGATGGTGATAAGCCAGGGGCCACTTGGTCCGGTACCCCCAGGGATTCAACGTCTGCTAGAACAGGGCAGGATCTTGAGTATGCTGTAACTCTACCCAATGTGTGGACTGTATCTTTCTGGTGGACACCTACAGCTCTTGCCAGCGAGACCACTGCAGTTTCCAGTAGGATCTTGGAGTGGTACGGAGATTCTGATGATAGGCTTATATTCTATCAGCCCGCATCTACAAGTACGGAGATGCGTATTTATCATCAAGTAAATGGGAATCTATCCACAGACGATTACACGGGCTCATTCACCAGGGGAGAGCCACAACACATCATAGCAACGTATAATGGATCAGGCTACCAGTGGTGGGTAAACGGTGTTGATCAGGGTTATACGGCACACTCACAAACTTGGGGGACTACTCCTAATATATTGGCTATTGGGTCAGACTATGCTGGAGGTAGCAGGGCCCAGGGTATCGTGTCGGACCTCTTTGTTCTGGACAAGGCAGTTGATGCGGATTTTGTATCTGCTGTTTATAATGCGGTAACCCCCGCAGCAATCAACAACGATCTGTTCTTCAAGGTATATGATCCTGAAGCTGGATCTACAACTATAACTCCCAAAGCTTTTATTATCACTGGTTCAGGAAATGCTCTTGGGGTTAGCACTAATCCAGATCCGATGGTAATAGGGGGTATTACGGTGTCTGCTGGGGACCTTGTTATAGGAGATAATCAAGTAGGATCTGGGGCTATGGCGTGGGATGCATCAGAGAGGCTATTAAAATTTTTTGCTGATGGGGCGTCTACTCCGAATATGTGGTGGGGGCCCGAGGGTCTTAACTTGTATGCAGATAATACAAGCTCATTAATTAGTCCAGCAGCTATAAAATGGATAAACCCGAACGACCCTACTGATCCTTACGCAATAATACAGGTATGGAACGATGCCTCTGATAACTGGTTCAGAATCAGAAACTACCCACAGAGTGGCGTTGTTGGGTGGACACATCTGCTCACTTTTGGGAATGGTTCATACGCAGAGACTGCTATGGATGCCTTTGGTCTGTCTGTAGCAGGTGGTATGACGGGTATTTTGGCCCACTCTGATGACAATAATGCTCATGTGAGGATGTACACAGATGATGGGCCTCGTGGAGGCTTGGTAAATCTTGAATCGTCTTCTGCTCAAGGCGGGACAGCTTTTGAGATTGACGTGGACAAGACCCGGTTTTATGATGCTGTAAAATATGTGAGAGAGCCCAGTGGGGGCACAGACAGAACGGGATCTATGTATGTGCCATTGACTTCAATGATTGGTGGCGCAACGTTGTGGGGAAACTACGTATCAAATGCTGGAGGAGCATCAAAAACTGTGTCATCTGAGTGGTCGGGGGTTCCTGCTAATGTGTCTGCTATTGCGGTGAGAATACATGCTAGGGACTCTGTTGCTTGGAGTGTACCGGAAAATCCTTCCACCGGGCTCTTTTTCCAGATGGGACCTGCCAATGCTGCTAATCAATATGATCATCTTAGTATGCACCCTATTGGAGAAAATGCTTGGGCAGCTGCCCAAGGCATTGTAAAAGTTACAAGTAATACGGTATATGTAAAATGGAATGCTAGTGGGGCAAACACAATGCAGGTGTACGTAGGTGTAGTAGGATACTTTATATAGGAGAGGAAAATGGGAAGAACAATTACACTTAGTGACATAAAGATACTAAACTGGACCTTAGATGTAGATAACAGGAATGTAACAGTAAACTACCAGATCAGGGATCAGAATAATGATACGTTTGAATCCGGTCAGGCTGTGTTCTGGGAGACACTACCAGTGCCAAGGCCCGGGATTAATGGTGAGCCTGGAGCCAATCCTGATAACTGGTATCAACTTCCTACACAATACTCTCAGGCTCTTACTGATATTACTTTGGCAGCAAGGTCAGGGCTGTTGCACCTATTAGATTAGTGTGGTATAATTGACTGTGAAAGGAGTGTGAAATGAAAACAGTTACCCTTACGTTGGGGGAAATCCTTTCCTCCGTACAAGTCTTGTCTATTATTGCTAACACAAAGATGCCAGTGAAGACAAGTTACAATATCAACAAGATGCTAAAGAAGGTCAGTAAGGAAGCTGACCTGTTCGAAGAAGAACGTCAGAAAATTGTTGAAGCTGCCTTAGAAGAGGGACAAAAGCAGGTTCCACCGGAGAAAGAGCAGGAGGTTCGTGAATCTGTTGCAGAGCTGATGGGGCAGGAGGTTGAGATTGTTCTGCCTCCCATTACGCTCGATATGCTGGAGAACCTTGAGTTATCTCCCATAGATCTGCAAAGGATAGAGCCCCTGCTGCAACTCGAAGACGACGGACCCCCGGTATAAACCGGGGGTTTTTCCTTTTTCGGGCAAAATCGATTGAAGTAGTAGGAAGTATTTCACAGGGGTTTATATATGGGTAACCAAGGGTTCGAGGGCCAAACCCTTACTATTTTGGAGGCTATCCAGAACGATGTTTCTGCAACGAAACAGGACATGGTCGCACTCAAGAAAGATGTGCAGGTCAATTGCGAGAAACTGGATACGATTGATAACAAAATAGGGGAGTTGGACAGAACATTACGGGGGTCTAACGGGGATAAAGGTTTGATAGCCGAGGTAGCAATACTACAATCGAGGTTCGAATCTCACGTTGAGGTCTCCGGGACTACTACAAAGAACGGCAACGGGGCCAAGAAAAATGGTGATGAGGGAAAAATAACTGCGTCCTGGCTGCTTGAAAAAGGGCTGATGCCTATTATTATTGCGTTCCTGGTCTGGTTATTCCTGGATGTGGTTCCAAACCTTATCACACATTTAGCTGGTCCGTAGGAGTTGAGATGGCAGAAAAAGTACCTTTTACTATATTAGCGAAGCTGGCGGGGCTGTTTGAGGACCCCACTGGACTTGACCGCCCTTTGTGGCGTGACTACTCGAAGTACCAGGGGCAGGTAAACTTCCAGATAGCCCGCAATGTTGGGGTTCTGGGGATGGCAGCTCGAGCAGGTATATCTTGGGGATATGTTGACCCATGGTATGCGACTAACTGGAACGGTGCCGGGGATGTCGGAATGTACCGTACATCTTATCATGTGCTGTATCCCAGCGAGGATGTCAAGCGTCAGTTTGATAACTGGATCAAGATACATCCTAAAATAGAGATTATTCCTCGTGTTATTGACCTGGAGTTGGGACAGAACCAGCTGTGGGCCACAATAGCAAAGAAAACCCGGGAGATGTCCCAGCGAGTAGCAGACCATGATGGTGTGCGTCCTATTATCTATACCCGGTATACGCTAGTGGACCAATGGCTAAGCTCCTGGACTACAGAGGAGTTGAACAACCATTTCTGGTGGCTTGCTCAGTATTCCTGGTATGGTTATAAAGAGCATGCTGGTCCGCCTACCCTTCCAAAGAGGGTCGATCGCAATAGAGTTATTCTTCACCAAACATCTGATCACAAGTTAGCACCTGCGGGAGAGGTGCAGTCCAGAGCTGTGGACTGGGACAGGTGGGAGATTGGCAACGAAACCCAGATGAGGCAGTGGATTGCTGCAGCGTGGGGTGGATCTGTTGAGCCGACTCCTCCTCCTGTCGAGCCTCCCGAAGAGGGCGGATACAGTGTAAAGATTACTGCCGGGGCTCTGAATGTTAGGGAAAAGCCCGATGCAACCAGTGCAGACCTTGGCGAGCTTTTGAAAGATAGTGTGGTCCCCATTGCAACAGAAAGCGGGGATTGGCTAAAGATCAAGGGCTGGATTCATAAAGACTGGACACAAAAAGTATAAACTAAAAGGAGTTTCTCATGGCAAGAGCAGAGTTAGCACTACAAACTACTGTACGAGGCACAGGCCTCACCCCGTCGTATACTGCAGCAGCAGCTGACGGACATGCGTTCGATGGATCAAGCGAACGTGTGATGCTGCATGTTAAAAACTCTGGTGGTGGGGCAGTCGTGGTTACCATTGACTGCGTAAAGGCATCCCTTGATGGGTTGACGATCCCCAATCTCCAGGTTACTGTAAATGCTGGCGCAGAAAAGTTTATTGGGCCCTTCCCGAAAAGCTTGTATGTGCAAGATGACAGTGGTGGAGATACCGGAGTTGAAGAAGCTGTGTTTGTGGACACAGATACTCAAACTGGTATTACTTACGCTGCCATTAAGTTAGGATCGGCAGCATACTAAAATAAAGTAAAGGAGTGAAGAAAGATGATGGATTGGAGTCCTATCTTACAGAACGTTATCGAGACAGTGATTTCGTTGCTGTTGCCTGTTATTTTGGGTTTCGTGGTCGTGTGGCTACGTGGCCTGATTGCCCAGGGTAAAGCAAAACTGACTGCTGAACAACTGGCTATGGCCCAGGCGTTTGTGGCAGCTTTTGTGAAAGCAGCGGAACAGTCTGGCCTTACCGGACAATTGGAAAATGTCGGTGAAGCTAAGAAACAGTGGGTTATCGCTCAGGTAGAAGCTGCACTACAGTCTAAAGGGATCAACATTGATGTCGAAGTGATTTCGGCTATGATCGAGGCTCAAGTGTACGAAGCCTGGGGAGATATCTTCGAAGAGCGAGCTCGCCTAGAAGCTGAGGCCGGATAAATATATCTCATCTGCCATGAGTAGAAGGAGAAACGGGCCCGTAGCAATACGGGCCTAGCACCTATCAGGGTGCCCGGGGTTCCCTGGCACCCTTTCTTGACGTATTGAGATATTTATAGTATAATTAAGTGTGATTCTATAGGAGGTCCTATGGCTAAATCAGCTTGGACGACACTAACAGACAGTGAGAAAGACGATCTTGTAAGACGTAGGTATAATATAGGAGAGGACATTGAAAGTTTAGCGGAAGAGTTGGATATGTACGGACCAACTCTGGACCGCAGGATCAGAGAGTGGAGACAGTTGAGGGGAGAAAAACTGGCAGACGCTGTCTTCGAGAAGGAAGAAGAGCCAGATAGCGAAGAGTTTACCAAAAAAGTAGAAGGAAACAACATGGAGGTCATAGGTCCCCCGGGGCGCATCCTGAGCCTGGAGGATCTTTTGAAGGCGTGTGACGTAGACCTGGAAGAGTGGGAAGTAGATCGATATGTTGTGAACAAGTGGGAAGTAGGCCGTAAGCAGACAGAGAAGGACTTGGTCTGGGAGAACGGGGTTGTAAACGGCTATACTACGGACACAGGCAAGATGCATGTAGAGCCCTTATTCCAGGTCAAAGCTTGGTTAGTCCGTAAGAAACCCATAGAGATCTTCCCAACGGTACAACCAATAAGTCTAAACTTGGACTTGGCCCAGGTAGAGCATCGTTTACTGGACTACGATCGTAGACCGTACCACTCGACCCTAGTAATCCCAGATATCCATGTAGGTTTTTACAGAGATTTCTATACCGGGGAGTACACACCCTTCCATGATAGAGGGGTATTGAGCGTTATCTTGAGCAGTGTTTACAACCTGCAGCCTGATACGATCATCTTCCTGGGAGACAACCTGGACCTGCCGGATTGGTCTGACAAGTTTATCCGGTCCCCAGAGTTTAGGAACGTCACACAGCCCGCAATAGATGAGATGGGGTGGTGGTTGGCTCAGTTTCGGTCTGCTGCAATGAGCTCCCATATAGTCTATATAGAGGGCAACCACGAAAACAGGATGTATAAGGCTCGGCAGACTAACATGATCGCTGCCTTCGATATCCGTCAAGCTAACCGGGTGGAAGATCCTCCAGCACTGACCATACCCTACCTACTCGACCTGAAAAGTATGAGTATAGACTGGGTGGGGGACTATCCTGACGGGGAGTACTGGATCAGCAATGACTTGGTAGCTAAGCATGGAGATCGTGCTCGTGCTGGTTCTGGTGACTCTGCCAAAGCTATGCTGGCAAACCACGATGTATCTGTAATCTTTGGGCACATCCACAGGATGGAGTTTGGTATAAAGACCATCACCACCAGGAAGGGTGTTGAGGTTGTTCGTGCGGTGTCCCCAGGCTGTGTGTGCAGGATAGACGGCACAGTACCGGGGCATGTAAAGTCACAAAACTGGTCCAATGGGTTTGCGATGGTGTACTCGTACAAAGACGGGGACAACATAGTCCCGATCGAAGTAGTAAATGGCAGGGCCCAGGTAGAGGGTATATCTTATCGGGCCGAAGAGCAAGACTATACCGAGCTCCTCAGAAAGGACCTCGGGCACTGGGTAGGTATATAATGGCAACTGAGCTAGTTAGTATAGATGTTAGTATCGGTCTCGAGAAGGTGATCACATCCGAGGGCGTAAAGAATACGCAGCACTTTTCTGTGGATGAGGCCCTGGCTCGAGTAGCGCACTACCTGGACGAGGGCTATGAGATCATAAGCTCTGGTGGTGGTAGTTACGTTATGAAAAAGAAAGAGGGGCCCGGGAGATTTAGACATGAGCCCACCTTCTAGGGTAGTCCTGGATCAGACTGAAATTGATGCTATGATTTATCTTGCTAATATGAGGTACAAGATAAATCGTAAGACATCTGTGGAGGACTTCCATAACACTACAGACAGGCCATTTAGAGAAGTGGAGATCATGGGGCTCTGTGGTGAATACGCTTTTGCCAAGATGTTCAATCTATTTATGGATCTTTCACAGAATGCGTCTACAAGAGCTGGTGAGTATGACTTCATTACCAAGTCCGGAGTTACTATAGATGTGAAGACAACTACCCCAGACGGTGCGTGGTCTCTGCGCTGCCCGACCGAGCCTAAAGATCCCAAGTGTGACTTCTATGTGCTAATGATTGACCACTCTCCAATATTTGTGTATGCTGGTTATTGCACACTGAAAGAGCTGCTCGAGAGGCCCCCAAAAGAGGGTAACAAAGAGGGGTCCCCATCGTATTACTGGGTGCCCAGAGAGGCCCTGCATGTAGACCATAATCACAAGACCCCTGAATAAGGGGTCTTTTGCTTTTTACCCTCAAAATAGATTGTAGTAAATAGCAGTAACCCATGTCTGGGGGAGGTCGCAAAGAGTGGCGAAAAACATCCATAATGATGTTCTGGATGCAGGGCTGAATGAGATTATAAATAATGCGAATCAGTTGGCTCTCTGCAGCCAGGAACCAACGAATCGAACAGAGGCCCTAGTCACGTACAGATTGGCGTCCGTAGCTATAGATTCTAGTGACTTTACCCTGCAGGACCGGGGATCTGGTGGGAGACGGGCAACCGTCGCACCCCAGTCCGATGTTACGGTATCTGTTACAGGGACTGGAAATCATATAGCCCTAGTCGATGATACAAGGTTACTGTTTACAACTACCTGTGATGCACAGTTAGTTACGCAAAATAACTTACTTGACTTACCCACATGGGATGTTGAGTTTAGTGATCCAACTTAAATAATACTCTAGGAGGGATAAAATGGCAGGTTGGACAAACAGAGGTAAGTACTCAGTATTGGATTGGGCTTTTCGTGGTGCGACGATCCCAACTAACTTCTATGTCGCATTGGTCACAAGTGCAACTGCCCCCACGGCAGACACAAACACTCTTTCTCAGTTGACTGAGATCACAGCTGGTAACGGCTACACTACGGGCGGGTTCTCCTTGACCCCTGGTGGAACAGATTTCGATACGCTGACAGAGGATGACACCACAGATAAGGGTATCCTACAGATTAAGGATGTCGCCTGGACTGCGTCCGGTGGAAACATCCCCGCATCTGGTAACGGTGCCCGCTATGCTGTCCTGACCGATGACAACGGAACCGTTGGTTCTCGTATCATCATAGCCTTCTGGGATCTTACTTCGGACCGCACAGTGTCTGATACTCAGACTTTGACCTTGATCGATCTCGAGCTGGATCTGACCGAATAATCCGGCGTACAATTTACGGTCAACTACTATGCCAGGGATAGCATCTTATCGCTGGCATTTTTAGGATAAATATATGGAGGCGACATAATGGCTGCATTATCAGAGGCAGACAGACAGAAAGTATGGAGAGGGTTTATGAGGTATCTTTCTGATACTGCCGACCCGATCACAGACCTAGTAAAACAAGATATCAAAGATGCGGTGGACAGCACTGATGCCTGGATAGATGCGAACAGCTCGACGTTCAACACATCTCTTCCGGCTAACTTCCAGGCAAACGCATCTCCGGCCCAGAAAGCATTGCTGTTTTCAGCAGTGGCTCTTATGCGTTATGATGAAGAAACCCTTAAGAAAATCTTTACGGAGCTAACCTAATGGCTAGTAGATTTAACTTACTTCCAGAAGAGGCTGCATACCCAGCGTCTAACTACCCGCAATTACAGAAGTTGAATACTCCGAGTCGCATGGTGCTCTCTTTTGACCAGTCTACCCCTGAGAAATGTTATTGGACCCGAGTGGTGCCTCAGGGATGGACAGGCACAATTACGGCGTATATACACTATATTGCAGCAACCAACACAGGGAAGGTGGACTTTGAGATCTCTGTGGAAGCTGTTAGTGATGGTGATGCTGTGGACCTGGATGCTGGTACAAGCTTTGCTACAGCAAACACAATCACTGCCCCAACAGTACCCGGCACAGCGGGATACATTGACGTTATTACCTGTACTTTAACTAACGATGATGGGGCTGCTGCTGGAGACTACATCAGGTTCCAATTGGAGAGGGATGCGGACGACGCCACAAATGATACTATGGCGGGCGACTGTCACGTTCTTGCCGTGGAGATCAGAGACGGAGCATAACCAGTGGCTGTTAATATTACAGCAAATAACGATTTTCTAAGGCGTACCACTAATCTCCCAGCGTCTGCCACAAACTGTACGATGACATTGTGGATACGAAGAGCAACTGATCCTTCCTGGGGATCTTTTTCGATGTTAATGGGTTTAGAGGATGCTGCAGAAGACTCTCGATGGATGTTGGGATTTAACAGCTCCAACCAGCTATACGTCACAGTTGCCAACAATGGTTCTGAGGAGTGGTCCGCATTTTCTTCTACGCCAAGCGCAAATACCTGGACATTTGTAGCTATCCAATGCCAGGGCACAGGCCAAACAGATGTAAAAGCATACTGGGCACAGCCCGGAGATACCTCTTTCAATACCCACTCTGAGGGAGATTGTGATGACTTTACGCCAGCATTCCTTAAGCTTGGCGGGGATACTAACTATGGTGGGACATCATTCAACGGACAGCTTTGTTATTTCAAAGTTTGGGATGATGTGCTTACAGAGCAAGAGCTGTGGGCAGAGATGTATCAGGGGCAGCCCAGTCAATGGACCAATATACACTCTTTCAATCCTCTATTCAATGTGGATGACCTTGTAGATTATTCTGGTAATGGAAGAACCCTAACCAATACAGATTGCGTTACTTATGCGGACATGCCCCCCATTCCTTTTGTTGGGGTGCCCACAATTATATCGAAGTCTACGCCAGACCCAATCGACATAACCCCAGCTGCTGCTGTAGCCGGGGCTGATAGTGTAAACCCAACTGCCCGCCAGGGAAGTATAAACTACGGACCATCTCCGGTGTCTGCAGGAGCTGACAGCGTGAATCCTGCTGTTACCCTGGGCAGCATCAATCTAACTCCATCCCCATCTGTAATAGTAACATCTAAGTCAGGGCCCCAGGTTGCTCTGTCTTCTATGTCTGTTTATCCAAATGCTATAGCAGCGAAGGCAGCTCGTTCTGACCCGCTGGTTCGGCAAGGACATATTACTCTCGATATCGACTCAGCGACTGCTGTTGCTGATGGTGTTGATCCTACTGTAGGTTTTTCCGGGGTCACTGCTACGCCATCACCAGCGGTCGTTGTTGCGTCTACTACAGACCCGATCGTTGATGACTATGCAAACATAACTCCGCAGCCAGCATCTGCAGGTACTGCTGTGGTTGCGCCAACTTTGTACTGGGGAACACAGAGCGCATCTCCTGGCCCGGCGTCTGCCGGAACGATGGCAATCAACCCACAAGATCTGGTGATGTATGCTGTCACAGCGTCAGTAACTACAGAGGCCCCGATTGTATATGTTGGGGATGCCGTTATTGGGGCATGGCCTGAACCTGCTACATCTAGTGCAGAATCTGTAGGTCCTGATCTTTTCTTTAGCTCCCATTCAACTACACAAGATCCTGCTGCAGCTTCTGCGGTTGGGGTTGACCCCTCGTACCATGTGTATGATGCCCCCGCCATATGGCCCAGTCCGGCAGTAGCTGATACAGCAAACGCTGGACCTAGTGTAAGCCAGAGCTCTTTGCTCATATCTCCAGATGTTGCTGAGTGCGCCACAGAAACGATAGAGCCGGACTACTTCTATACCAGCATGTCTGTAGACCCAGATACTGCGGAAGCTAGGGGGGCAACTACGGTTGATGTTGTGGGGGTGTTCTTCCGGTACTTCATGAAAGCGGATATAAACAGGGGAGAGTATACGGATGAAAACGATGGGATTACTGATATTTATCAGTCGATCGATGAAGACCCTGCTGATGATGACGATTATATAAAGTCAGACTGGGGTCCGGAAGAGGACAAGTACTTAGGCAAACTGCAGGGTGTCTCCGAACCAGATGTGGACACAACCCATTACCTGGAATACAGATACAGGAAGGACAATAACTTATCCAGGGTAGATATTATTGTACGTATTTATCAGGATGATACTGTAATTACTGGTTGGACACATGAGGATATTGGTACTGAGTACGTTACTCAGAGGCAGCTTCTGGCGGAAGAGGACGCTGCATTGATAACTGACTATGGGAAACTTAGAATAGAAATCGAGGCGAGCGAAGTATGAGTGACTTAATTGAGATTGGGAATAACAGAAAGTGGAAGATGTATTTTGGTGACGGCACAACCCTGGCGTCCTGGGAGGTGGAGAGCGTTTTCCATATCCCATATTACAGACATCGGGGCATCCAGGTAATCGTTGAAGAGACGGTTCCGGATGGGCATAACTGGGTCACCACTTGTGGAGATCATCACTACGTTTGGGATGATCGAGGCTATGGCTACAGATGGTGGGGGGCCAATGACGTTGGGCTCTTCGACTACATCATGCAGCCTGGGCCGAAGGTAGTTGTCTTCGGAGAGACGGTTGATAACAATACCTTTAGAGAGATATTTAACCGGGCTCTTGAAGATCCGGATTTCAAACAACCAAAGGGGACATTTGCTAGAGATGAAAGACATCCATAACACACCACCTCCTGGCTGGAGGATAGAAGGGAGTTACTGGATACGTGAAAGCGACGGGCTGCGTTTGCCCGTTGTTACGGGTGGTACATCTGCTAATACTATCCAAACAAGTACCTGGGCGTTCGGGACAGATAATGGTACTGAATCTGGGCACTCTCTGGATACAGAAGGTGCTAACAGAACAGCACAGCAAGCAGATGTTACTTTCCTTATACGTCTCCAGGCGCACGAAACCGCAGGAAAGACAGACCCATGGGCTTTCCAGCTTTATGCTGCAAAGAACGGCGGGGCAACATTTACAGCAGTAACCTCATCCAGGACCGATGGGATCATAAAAGCCAATGATACCCAGAGCAGATCGGACGGAGAGGCTACTACAGAAAGACTGACAGCACCAGGAACAGGTACGTGGTTAGCTGGTGAATACGATGATGGTACCACTTCGGAAGGTACTGGCACCATTGGTTTGAATGGTAACTACACAGAGATTGAGTTTGCCATCCAGATCGATAGCACATATGCCACCAACGGGGACTACTGGGACTTACGCCTGGAGAGCACATCAGGCGGAGACTTAGTATCTTATGGTACGTTACCTCGGGTGACAGCTGCTATCCTTGAACCCGTAGAGGTAACCCCATCTGCTGCAGTTGCTGGAGCTGATTCAGTAAACCCGTCAGTACGCCTGGGTTCTATATCTGATACACCCTCTGCCCTAGTAGCTAGTGCAGACAGCTTAGTAGGTGAGGTACGCCAGGGGTCAATCAGTGTATCCCCAACATTAGCGGATGCTGGTGCTGACAGTGTTGATCCAAGTGTGTATGCCCTCACATATATCAGGCCCAGCACAGATAACTTACTGGGCAACTGGACAGATGAGGGAGACGGGACAACGAATATTTACCTGTCTATAGACGAGGTCACGATAAGTGATGCAGACTATATCCAGAGTGGTTCCAATCCCAGCACAGATATTTACCGCACTAAACTACAGTCTGCGTCTGACCCACTCACATCTGGAGGACATTTCGTAAACTACAGATATAGAAAGAATCCGGATGTTGGTACTATAAATCTGATAGTACGTTTGAAGGAAGGCACGACTACTGTAAGGGCGTCCTGGACGCACAACAATATAACCAATACCTGGGTAACAGCATCACAAGAGCTGTCTACCGCAGAGGCGGATTCAATAACAGACTATACAAACTTGTACCTGGAGTTTGAAGCTACGGCAGTATAAGGATAAATTGTGGCTGAGCTTTTTCATATTACCTTAGAGGGCGGAAATCTAAATGAGTTTGATTCTCTAACTCAATCTACGTACCTGTCTGCTACGACAGGGTCTGCCTTGGTTGGTACCTATGGCATGGCAGTAGATACTACCAGTGCTGCTGGTGTCGATCCTCATGGTAATATGACTGGAGTAACAGTCAGTGGCACAGCTATCCGTTGGAGGATGTATGTAGATCCGAATGATATCTCCATGGCATCTGGAGAACGGATTGCTTTTGGTGTTATACGTACTGACGGTACTGTTGGTGGCGTATCCACAATCGGTCGTTTTATTCTCCGTAATAATGGTGGTACTTACGAGGCCGGACACTACCACGAGACTGATTCAGGGGGCTCTCAGACTGTTCTTTCTACGATGCCCACTGAGCCGTTTTATATAGAGGCTGTTATTGTCCAGGCCACAAACGCTACTTCTAACGATGGGTACCACCAATGCTGGTTCAATGGAGTATCGCAGGGGAGCGATACGGGGCTGGATAACTACGATCAGTTTAACGCCATAAATGGTGAGTTCCGTATGGGTGCCGACGACCTCGGCGCAAATACTACAGGTACTCTTTATGTAGATGATTTTATTGTACGGGATGATACGACAGAAATAGGGGCAGCTCCAAGCGGGGTAGACGTTACTCCTGCTGCAGCATCTGCTGGTGCTGATAGTGTAGATCCAGAAGTACTT